AACGCAAAGCGAGGCAACTCCTACAGGCTCATCCTTGACTCAGACGATGGGCGTATGGTTGCAACAAATTCTTTATACATTGAGTCAACCTGTTGCGGGAGTCCCGCAGGGAGGTCTGCGGTGGAGTTTGTACGGAAATGGATCAACGACAACGCTTGCATTGACTGGGGCGACAACCGCCAATCCGACAGGATACCTTGTTGCAATTGATGGCGTAGTGCAAGACCCTGATGGCTATGCAATAAATTCTGCTGTTTCTCCCTTCGCAATAACTGTTTCGCAACCTGTTCCCAGCGGGTCTTCAATGGTTGTCATTGAGATTGCCAGCACAATCGCAGGATGGTTTGCAGGGAGCGGCAACCCAAATGGAGTGCTTGTTGCTCCTATCGGATCAATTTATGTCAACGCGCTCGGCGGTCAGGGGCAAACATTCTGGGTAAAGGAAGTTGGAACGGGCAACACGGGATGGAGTCCGCTCTCTTCAAGCTCCTCTGGCCCACCAGTTCCCGCTGGCGGCAACAGTTACAGATTCATTGGTAACGGCAGCACAGCAATCTTTCCGCTTGCAGGAGCAACTGCTACAACTTCCGTATCCTACATCGTTTCAATTGATGGAGTCTTGCAAGACCCAATTGATTATGTCATTGACAATTCAACCTCACCTCGTAATTTAGTTATGAGCAGTCCAGTTCCCAACCTTTCTAAAATCGTAATCGTTGGATAAACCTCAAAATAAAAAATATGCCACTCACAAGAATCACCTCAAATGTAATTGAAAACGGAACGATTATCGACGCAGATATTGCCGCTAATGCGGCAATTTCGATGTCGAAAATAGGAGCAGGCGCATTGCCTGCGGGGACAACATCAAACGCTACTGACGCGACTACACAACGCGCATTGCCTGATCGGTTCGCAGATGTAATCAATGTCAAAGACTTCGGCGCAGTCGGTGATGGGGTTGCTGATGATGCTCCTGCTATTCGGGCGGCATTTAACCTTGCCGTAACCAAATTAAGTTCGACTGTATTATTTCCTCAAGGCACTTATAAACTCAAAACTTTTTGGGATGGTTCGACTACATTTGTAGCTCAAACATACGGCAGCAAAGCTATTATTGTAGCTCAAAATGGTTCTAATACATATAATACAGGAACCACTGTTAGAAAATTAAAAATTGTTGGAGACGGAGCAGTTATCACATCTGGTTTATTCCCAGATAATCAACTGTCATATTACTGGCAAGACCCTGCCGTGAATCCATCTAATCCTAATAATTACGGGCCTTCTTTGACCAGTTTCTTCAATTTTTCAGGAAATTGGAATCTTGAAATTGATGGGCTAAAACTTGAGTCAACATTTGGAGGTGTGGGTGAAAGGCAATTAAGAAATTATCCAGTTAATGAAACTTTTTATTGTCCATATGGTGGGATAATTGCATTTGGAGTTATTGGTGCGCTTTATTTTACAGATAGAAGTTTAAATAAATCAACATTAAAAATAACAAATTGTACATTTAATGATTTCTTTGCCAGTATAGATGTCTGGTTGCAGAAAGATTTTATTTATGACAACAATGTGTCGAATCTATCTTTTGGTCATGCGACAGTAAGTTCTGGAGGAGTGCCAAATGTTCAAGTAAATGGACATGATGCCGCAGAAAATGTAAGTGTCACTAATAACATATACAATGGATGCCTTGCAACAGATTTAACTTTTCTTTCAGCACCGCAGTATAGCCCAACTATTACATTGCCTGCGCCGGGCGGGGGAACCGAAAGTGTTGCGTTTACAAATATCAGAGGAGGACAAGATGGATTTTGGCATAACGGAGTAGGTTACAATCAAACAAAAGAAGTTGTTACTGGCAATACAATTAGAAATTATGTTTTTGAAGCAATAAAAACACAGCAAAAATCGAATGCTTTCAATTTAAAATCAAAAACTTCTTCTATTGCTGGAGACCCCGGCGCGGGATATTTGTCTTGGAATAATGCGACCCAATTATCTGCAACAAGAATATATGCAAATTATACATCCTCTACTGGGCCATCTGTTAGTTACTCTGGTAATTTAGAGGTGTGGTTTAAAAACACACTCAAAAAAGATGTTAGGATTACGCTACACACAAGACCAGAACTAAAACAAACTTGGATTGTTTCTGGAAATCCAATTTTCAATTCTACATATGTAGAAATTCCTGTAACCTTTGTTGAGGCATTTGATATAGGCATATCATTTCCGCAAGATACTGTTTTACATTTTTATAATGAAAATGCAGATTTCATGGAAGTTGTTTGGTGTAATAACAATATTGATGGAACATTCCCATTGGGTTCAAATTTTAGACCATTGTATTCAATTGCTTGCAATGCCTCAAATGCAATCATTAGCAATAATTATATTAAAAATGGCAATTTTGCTATTCAACCAAATCAACAGGGCAGTGTAGGAACTGTAAAAAATATATTAATTTCAAATAATACCTGCGTTAACACTGCATATCCACCGACAGGATACCAACCTTCTCCAAGGACACAGTACGGGTCAGCGCATATTTCGATATACTCTTGTTATAATACAAAAGTTATTGGCAATAAATTAATTACAATTGATCCATACGACCCAGCAGATGATGGAAACCCAACAGGTAGAAATGGAAATGGAGGGGTTGATATAGCCTATTCTGGGCTTGGCAATATAATAATTGAAAATAATGATGTTATTATTGAACACCCAAATCCCGCAAGAAAATATAATTGTTTCCAAAATGGCGGGAAAAGTATTCTTTTTAAAAATAATTATGTCAAAGGATATAATAATTTTACTTATTTTGGTGGTGCAGGAAATAATCCAAACTTTGGCAGTGGAACATCACTTTTAGATAATAACATTTTTACTGGAGAAAAAATATTTCAAAGTGAAAATAATCAAGGATACCCAGTACTTTCTACAAAGTCACAATTTACATTATTCCCAAGTGCAATAGGATGGTATCGAGTATCCGCATCTAATCCTACATGGTTAGGAAAAACAAGAGTTGCAATCAAAACTCCATCTTGGACACCGAGTGGCGCAGTCAACACTTGGGATGGGCAACAAACATTATTGGAATTAGCGTGGATAGGGAACCCTTATGTGGATGGTTTGAATATAGCAACAATTAATCAAATAGCACACACATTTACTCTTCAGGGAAATGTTGTGCCAGAGGTTGCACTTGCTCCATACACGCAAGCGTATAATGGGGCGGGTATTTATTTTTATGTTTCTAAACTATTGCAAACATATCCTGTAAAAATTTATGACCGCAGCACTGGAGGAAGTGGAGCGTCTGCTACTGCAAATTTCACAAATGGAGTATTGACTTCTATTACTAATCTTAATGGAGGCACTGGTTATACAAGCAATACAAGTTGTATAATTTCACCAGTTTTTAACGATTATGTTACAATTGCAGAGACGAATGGTTCTGGAGCGATTTTAACTCCAGTAATTAGTGGTGGAGTAATTCAATCCATTACAATTACAAATGGTGGTTCTGGATATTCTTATCCAATTGAATTTACATTTTTTAGTGATACGGGTATTAGTTTTACATTATCAGCAAATAATATGGAATTTTCAGCAAATGAAATTTTAAAAGTTACAAATACTGGAAATGACATTGATCCAACAGAATCAAATTCTTGCATGATGAAATTAGAACGAGGCGTAAGAAGTGTTACAAAATCAAATGCAATGCAAGCGGCAGGTTTAAAGATAGGAACGGGAACACTTGGCACTGGGTCTGGAGTACCAAATACCACTCCAAATTTTATTGGACAAGATTACCTTGATACTGCAACAAACAAATTCTACAAAGCAAAAGGAACCGCTTCATCTGCTGACTGGATAGCTTTAAACTAATATGGAAAACACAAAAGAAACACAACAAGTTGAAGAAAATCTTGATCTTAAATTAAGACTTGAGCATCAAGCAAGATGGGCTAAAAACGAACAAAGAATGATTGATTCAAGGTGTATTTATGGAATAAATTTTATTCCTGAAACTACGGAATGAAACTCTTTATCGCCATCGCTATCCTTGCTCTTGCTGGTTGCACATCGCTTCCAGTAGAGCAACCAGCCTTCGCAGGACGCTACAGGAACGCTTGTCTTCCCGAAGCAATAGCAATGGCGCAGGGACTGCGAGAAAAAGCGATACAGACCCGTGTGCTGCGAATCCAGACGAAAGACTGGGGCCATGCGGTCTGCGTTTACCTATACCCAACTGGAGCAAACAAACTTTATGTCTGGGATAGCTACTGGCAGAGCATTAACCTCCGCGCATGGTTTGACAATCCTGACAGCATAGCCAGTGCTTGGCTTAATTATGCTCACCCAGACAAGCAACTCGTTAACGCAACTTTCCTTGATTAAAATTATGTACATGAAAGAACAATACGAACTCCCAGAAGGTTTTGTTGACCTGTCCGAGGAAGTTAAACCTATCGGAATGTTTTCAGCTTCAGAACCAGAAGATGAAGAAGAGGATGAGACTGAATATAGCTATCCTACGCTTTATTTCAGCAATGCCGAGGGTCTTAAAGACCTGCCAAAAGAAGGCACTGCAACTATTTATTTCAAGAAAACAATGGAGCGCACCGAGGTAGTAACTCGCGATGGAAAAACTAAAAAAAATCATTGCGTTGAGTTGTGCATCTGTGGTATTAAGACACCTAAATCAGCATCACCAATGAAAATTGATTCTGAAGACGAGATTGAGAACGGACTAAACGAAGCTGAAATGGAAGACTAAAATTATGGCAATGACACCCGATGATATGATGGCAGAAATGCCTGCACCCGAAATGCAACCTGATATGATGACTCCTCCCGAAGGAGAAGTTACAATGTCAATTAACAAAGCTGATTTTGATAATTTAAATAGCCTTGTTCAAGAACTCGCATCCGCTCTCTCTGCCATGTCTTCGTCAGTTGATATGCAGGCAGCAGCAGGCGAGGAGGAAGCTATGCCAAAAGCCGAAGAGGCAGCAGACATGGCAGACCTCGATATGTTTGCTAAAGAACTCTCTGCTCGTTCCCGCGCTTAATTATGTTCGTATCCCAAATTTTCGAGGAATGTGCGGAAATTTTAGGAACGACAAATAGCGAGAGGGTCTTCCGAAAGATTTCGCAGGCAGTTCAGACTCTCATGGAGTCTGGACACTGGTCTCATAGCACTGCCGAGGTCGATATCTGCACAGGATGGGACGGGTGCAGTGTTGTTCTCCCTCGCGGCGTGGACACTCCTCTGGCGATTAATATGGACGGCAGTCCTGTGTACTTCAGGAATCGGCTATTCCAGTACCATGTTAACAAAGGCGGAATGTTCTCTCCTGTCTCATGGGCATGGGATGACCGAGGCTTCACTGCAACGGCAATGGAGATCATTCAGCCTTCGCAACTAATCGCGATTGCCGAGGTCGAGAATGATGTAGGCAAAACGATTCGCGTTCTTGGAACCAATGACGGGAATATTCCGCTCCGTAGCCAACTCGAAAATGGCACTGGCGTTGATGGGTTGCTCGTTCCTATCAATTCGGTCAATGACTACCCGCTTGGAGTTATCTTGCCGCCGAACCAAACGATTGAGACCCGCAGTGTTGCAATCGATCCGATCACTCGCTTTACAACGACAACTCCGCATCAATTGGACTCTGGTCAGGGATTCAATATCGCTTCATTTACTGGAACGATACCAATTCCATTGTCAAGTGGACAAGTAATTTATATCGGCGTGATCGATGCGGTCACGATTCAGCTATTTTCTGACCAAAACAACGCCAAGGGTGGAAATTTTCCTCTTGAGTTGCAAAGCATTATAAATTCTGGGACGCTAACAATTAGAGACAGCAAGCCAAGTGCAGTGGCCACCGCATTGGAATTCCCCGCATTGCCAGAAAACGAACCAAGTTTGCCGATTACGACTGCAAATCCTGTGGCGTTTCCCCAACAGACATTGCCGCCTCCACTGTTGGCGAAAGTAACATACTTTGCAAATTTAATTGACCCCAAGCATCTGCAAATTTTTGAATCGTTTCAAGATGCTCAAAACAATGTCAATCCAGTATTCACAACTGGTAGCACTGCGCCAATCGATATTGACATTCGCAAGGAAATCCTTCCAGAGTCAAAGTTGACTTTTGCTATTCAGCATTTTTATAAACAGGGAGATCAGGTTCAAGTTTATTCAGCAGGAGGATCGTTGCCAAATCCCTTGATTGCGAACCAAAACTACTTTGTTAATATCATTAATGAGTTTGAAATTACACTGCATGAGTCTCAAGCAGATGCCATCGCATCAACTCCGCTTAATCCTATCAATCCAATTAAAATTATTGATGCGGGAGTAGGTACAAACTTTGTTGTAAAATTAATTTCGTCTGTATTCCGTTCAGGGGAACTGTCGCAGATAACCGCACCGGGACTCAACATTCAGGCTCCGAAAGGTTCTGGAGCGCAATTCCAAGCAGTTGTAACTGGTGCGGTACGATCAGTATCCATAACAAGTCAAGGAAATGGTTATACAACAGTTCCTCAAGTTACATTTAGCCCACCTCCAGAACCTCCATTTGGGTCTGGACAAGAAGTTGTTAACGCAACTGGATTTGCTATAGTTAATACAATTTCTACTAAATTAGAGCAGATTATTATTCTTAACCCCGGACTTGGATACACATCTGCTCCATCAATATCAATTGACGCGCCTGTAGGTGGAGGAGTTACAGTGGGTGCGCCCGCTCAAGCAGTTGCGTCCGCAAGCATCCAAACATCATTTGTATCTTACTTTAGAAAGATATCTGGTGGAATTGGATATACTCAGCCTCCACAAATTCAGATTTCAGGAGGTGGAGGGTCTGGGGCAACTGCTCAAGCCGTTGTAAATACAACAATCAATCCAATAACTGGGATTTTAGCTCCGAGTACAACTGCAACCGCAACAACGGCAAACGCACATGGTTTTTCTGAAGAGCAAATTGTTACAATTGCTAATGCAAGTCCAAATGCTTTTAACGGAAATAAAACAATTTTAAGCGTTCCGTTTTTGCCGCCAATAGCTATTTCAAGTATTGTAAGAACCAACCAAAAAGCATTAGCAACAACCTCGGTAGAGCATAATTTTTCTACTGGGCAAAAAGTTAAAATATCAGATGCAGTTTCTGGATCAACTCCTATACCGCAATACATTGGCAACTTTGATGTTACTGTTATAAACCCGTTGCAGTTTGAATACATTGTCCAAGGCACTCCAATAAACGCAACTTCAGCAAATTGTTCTGTGCCTGATCCAACTGGAACAACATTTACATTTACAATTCTTGCTGGAACTGGCAATGCAACTGCTGGTGGAAATGTGTTTTCTGGCGAAGTTGTAGCACTTAATGTTATTACATCTGGCACAGGATATAGTTCATCCCCAACTGTGACAATAACTCCCTCTACAGGTGTATTTATTGAATTTACATCCACGGGATCGTTACCTTCTCCATTAATTTCTGGGGTGGCATATCGCGCCGAAGCTCCACTTGATACAACAAATGGTGTATTTACAATTAAAAACGCAGACTTTTCAAAAGTAAATGTTACAGGTGGAGGCAGTGGAACATTTTACACTGTTCTTTCTCGTTCATTTGGAATAGACTTTACAAATCGTTGGTTGGGTGATTTTTCAAGTCTTTCAACTGGAGATGCAATATATTTTGGGACTGATTTTATTCTTCCAACAACTGTCCCATCAGTGAGTTCAACAGTGCCAAATTATTTAAATGTAATTACATCTGGAGTTTCGCGAGTTTACGACACGCAACAAAATGCAATTCTTGGAGAAAATTCTGGATTAATTGAGGTTGTATCATTTGGAGTTGGGCAAACATATTATGGACGCAGATACAGTGTTTCCCCATTGCCATATAATAACCTGATCCAACCTGACTCTGTTATTTACCTTCAAGAAGATGAAATTGTCAGAGTATCGACATCTGGTACATTGCCAAGTCCTCTGGTTGCTGGAACCGACTACAAAGTTAAGTTGTTTGGGGATAGCATTAAGTTATTCACTATGAACGGAGTTTTGGTTCCGCTTCTAAACGCAGGCGTGGGTCAATTGAGTGTCGATATCGAGCGCATAATTACTCCAGTTAAATCAACGCAGATTTTTGTTGAGCGTTCGCTATTTGAAACTGGTCAGTCTGTTAACATAAGGGCAGTCGAGGGAGACTCATTGCCGTTTCCGTTGGTCGCAGGCACGACATATTATGTGCGGAGAGTTGATGAAAATAACATTGAGCTTTACGGCACAGCAGCACAATCAAAAGGGACTGGGACTACAGGCAGGGTTGCTTTTGAAACGGCAGGAGATTCTGTCGAATCGACATTCTTTATTGATGCCGTAGATGAAAGCGTATTGGTTAAATCAATCTCGCAAATTGAAAAGCCTCTCACTGATGGATTTGTGCTGCTTTACGCATGGGATTATGGACGCTCAAATGACATGACCTTAATTGGTCGCTACCATCCCTCCGAGGTCAATCCGCAATATCGCAGACTGCGAATCGGCAAGAAGTGTGCATGGGTGCGGTTGGCGTACAGAATGTCGCCTCCGTTTATTACTTCTGTGTACGATTACATTCCTGTTGAGCATGAACGGGCAATCATCGCGGCAATTCATGCCTGCGATATGGAAGACAAGGACTTTGCCGACCAAGCAACAAGATACTGGGGGATTGCATTTAATTATCTTCGCAATCAACAAGAATATATTGATGGTCATGCGTTTGTGCCGCCACAAATAAATAATATTACTTATGGAGACGGCACTGATCCTGTTATTTTCTAATGAAAAGCGAACAGATTTCATCAGGCAGACTTGTTAAAGCCACCTCTGGGTGGTTTGCCGGAGTGAACTCTGTCCGTAATCCTTGGGCGTTGCCTGAAAATCAATTTAAGTGGGGAGTCAATGTTCAGGTGCGAGGGGGCATCGTGCAGACTCGCCCCGGCCAAGCAATGCGGTTAGCTCTGCCTGCTGGGAACTTCCAAGGCGGCATTTTTTTTGCAGCAAACAAGCAAAAAGAATCGGCAAGGATCGAGCAGATCAATGGCCGAACGATTACAACTCCCGCCAAAATATTTAATCCAGAAGAAGAGGGAGTAATTGCAGACGAACTCCCTTACATGGTCTTTGCAGTGAATGGTTCTGTTTACTATGCGCCATTCCCATTGGAGCAACCAAAAGACTGGTCGCAGTACAAACTTGCAAACATCTCCCTCGACCCCGATGTCGATCAATTTGTTTTCTGCTTGGCTACGCAATCGGCAAATCTCTCCACTGGTAAAAATGAGATCGTTACTCCATCCAATCGAGTTGTTTTTATTCAAGACGGGGTTTCTGCGCCTGCGTACTGGGACGGGTCAAATAAAACAGGAACGCAGACATCGAGTATTCCAAGTGGATACTGGATGGCGTTTTCTGGCAACCGACTTTGGGTCTCTGACAAGAATATCGTACTTGCATCCGATCTCGGTGACCCCACCTCTTGGCAGGAACGAACAAGCGGAGCAGGACGAGGCGACTTTGCCTTTAGTCGCCCGATAACTGGAATGGTTAGCTTTGTGGGTCAGGATACCTCGACTCGATTAATTGTATTTACCGACCGATCTACATTCTCGCTGGCGAGCGGAGTACTGGATCGCAGTCAATGGACATCAACTGCAAATTTCCAAAACACTTTGTACCCAACTGTGGGGTGCATCGCGGGAAAATCGATCACATTTCAAGCGGGACAAATGTGGTGGTACTCGCAAGGCGGATTGCTCGCGGCGGATGTGGCGGCAGCATCCTATCTATCCTCGCAAGTTATTTTCAAGGATGTTGAGATGGCGAGAACGAAACAGTTTTTGTCAGGAAATACGGCAGGGATTTGCGCTACCAGTTTCGAGAATTATATTCTGGTTAGTGTACCCTATCTGGAAAAACTAAACTCGCAGACGATGGTGCTTGACTATGCCGCCGCTTCAGAATGGTCGCAGGCTCGCGTTCCAGCATGGTGCGGGGTATGGACAGGCACTCGACCCGTAGAATGGGCTACAGGCACTATTGCGGGGCAGCAAAAGTGCTTTCACTTTTCGGTCGATTACTCTGCAACATCAGACGGATCGTACAATCATCTGTGGGAGTCATTCGCACCGCAAAAATACGACTCTTATTTCGACATCGAATCAGATGGGAGTACGATTGAAAAAATCAATCGTATTTATTGTCAGATGGAAACCGCGATGCTTGGAGACCAGATGGATTTGAAGAGTTTCATTTATTCTGAAATCGATGCTTGCGAGATCGGTGGAGTTGTTGATCTCACAGTCGCATTCCGAGGCAGCAAAGGTAAGCACAAGGAGATTTTGAGAAAAAGAATCCTTGCGGTTACAGACCGAATCCAGTGGGAGGAGACCCCATATGCAAAAAGAGTCGAAGACCTTGGATATTTAAGCTCTCAATACCGCAGGCTGATTACGGAGTCATCTCAAAGGCGAACCGATTACTTAACTTGCGAAAGCGACTTTACCATCGACATCGACAAGGCTTTTAGCATTCTCATTGAATGGTGCGGACAGATGGGAGTCGAGATCGTGCGAATATTTACTGACCCATTTGCTACAAAATCGACTGGCATACCGCAAAAAGACGAATCGAAATACTGCGTATTAGGTCAAGATGGAGAGAACTTTACAATCGACTCGTTACCTGACCCGTATGCGTCTGGGAATGGCGAGCAAAAATCATGGTATGCGCGGGTATTTAAGACTGTGACTTTAACCTGCCAAAATTCATCGCCAGCAATCGCCGCAACTGCCGAGGCATCTTATATTTCGTGGGTTTCTTACGAACACGCAGAGGCGCAAGCAGGAGTCCTTGCACTGCAAGCTGCAAATGCTGCCGCGCAACAATACCGAGGAGAAAACCCTTGTTAATATGCCTTCAATAATTACAGCATCCGAACGAGTAACTGACTTCCCAAGTCGCTTTGTATTTCCGTTTTCAAACGAAAATGCGATCCCACTTTACTCTTCTATAAATTTTATTAATCCTTCGCAAAATAGTTGCTTGCCTTGTGTCGTTTGTGGCAATATTAATGATCGTATCAATGCCATTGAGGAGCAAGCGAGTAGATATCGAGACTATGTACCAAATCAGTTTGACAAAAAAAACATTGTAGTTGGAACAGTATGAAAATTAGTAATATAGAATATAAAACGATTCCAAAAGATAGTGGTGAATTTCTTGAACTTGTAGATTTTGCCGAGGAATTTGATCACAATATTGTTGAGCATCCGCAGGTAAATGTGATCGGGCATTATAAAGACGGGAAGCTATTCGGTTATTCTGACCATGTATATATCCCTGTGCTTTACCCCGCATTCCATCCTGCACATACAACTCCACGGGATGTAGTTCAATGTATGCATGATTTAAAAGTATATGCACAAGTATCTGGAGCGGCAGGATATATTGGAGTGCCACTTCAAGACGAACGCACTAATTTTACTAACCAAATTATGTCAAAACTTGGCTTAAAACGAATGCACAGAGAGCTTTTTAGTCTATAAGGAGAATTACTATGGGAGGAAGCGCACCAGCACCAGTACAGTACGATACATCAAAGATGTATACAAGGCCAGACCCGCAGGGTACTTACGACCTTTTAGCGGCATCAAGCAAATTAGCCGAAGGGAGTCTTGATTTACAACGCAAAAATGTTGATCTGGCATCTAAATCTCCTCCGCAGATGTTGTCTTACAATCCTACTGAAATTTCCAATCAGGCTTTTGAATTAGGACTTGGCAATATCTCCCGCGAACGGCAAGGCGAAGCACTTACAAATCCGTTTGCTGCTCAAATGCGTCTCGACATGGGAGAGCAGGTTGCAAAGGCGACCGACGAAGATGCGCTTGAAGACTTTTTGACCCGTTTCACTCGCGAACGAGGCATAACATCTGTTGCAGCAAGCGGAGTTGATCCCTCCAGTACAATTGGGCGATCTGCTATCTTTGATAAGACTGCCGAGGCAGGCAGAAACATGATGTTTGACAATCTTGCAAAGCGGCAAGCGTATTTGCAAGCGACTCCTGCGCCGATGGGCGGCATTGATCCCGGCGCAGCAGTTTCGGCAGGGCAAGCAGTCAAGGATGCAAATATTGGCAGCATGAATTCCTTCCAATCGCAGAACCTTCAAAACGCTTTTGGCATGGGGCAATCTTACAGCGATTATGTCAACAAAATGATGGGAGAGACCATGTCCGCAAATCAGGCAGAGCAGGCAAATCTTCGCCAGTATCAAGAACAACTAATCAACAATCTCCTCGGCAACGCTAACTCCACAAATGCCGCCAATGCCGCCGCATCTGCGGGGCAGCAGGCGCAAACGGGGTCGCTGATTGCTGGTGGTGGAGCGGCACTCGGTATTGCTGCTGCTGCTGCAATTATGATTTAATAAATGAATATAGAGCTACTGAATAAGACTATTGAAATGGCGCGACTCTGGGCTACCAATTGGCCCAAGAGCGTTGTGTTTTGGTCAGGCGGAAAAGACTCAACGGCATTACTCCACATTCTTAAATTTCGCGCAGGATTAGACCTTCCAGTGGTTCAATTTCGCGAACCAAAATTTCGCGAGCGATATGCGTATTCAGATCGACTGATCAAAAAATGGAAGCTCGCAATCTACGAGTATCCACCACTGAAAGTTGCACTCACAACTGGGCCTGATACCGAGACTGGCGAGGTTAGATTTGATATGCTCAAATACTTTCAATGGGGGCAAAAATGTATGGTCATGTCCCTCGGAACAGAACGACCCAAAGAAGGCGAGGACTTTTTGTGCGGCGTTAATGACTTCCTGTTGCGTCCTACAGGAACTTTCCATTGGCCTTGGAATGCGGTGCATATTGGGACGAAAAATACCGACACAGACCTGATTAAAGGGCAGGTAGCCGTGACCACCCACATTCGCCATGCGGACGGGTCTCCTGTGAGCTTGTATTTGCTCCGAGATTGGACTGACAAGGATGTTTACGATTATCTTGAGTACTCTGGGATTGAGCCAGACGAGACACGCTACATTAAAACCGAAAAAGGATGGGGAAACAATCCTGACAAATCGCTCAATGCTGATTTTTATCCTGCTTGTTTTAATTGCGTTGATCGCCACCAAGGAAAATATGTAGACTGTCCCAAGCTCAAGGCAAAAATTACCAATGTATCACATCTCGCGCCCTACGAAGATATCGTCATCCCTGACCTTGGATTTCGCGCTATAGACTGGAGTAAATGTACGACTGCCAAAAATGCGGAGCGTGTTGCTCCTACAAGTGGTCATGGCCGATCCTCAAACGAGACAGGTCAGACGCAACAGGCATCTCGCAGGAAATGCAAAGATTCGACTACCCGCTGATGAAGACCGAAAATAACAGATGCGTAGCGTTGAGAGGCGAAGTTGGCGTTTCCGTTAAGTGTAGCGTTTACAATGATCGACCTGATGCGTGTAGGAAGTTTGAAGTGGGGTCAGAACTGTGTAACGAAGCAAGAAGAAAGGTAGGGATACTATAATGGGAGGAAATGCGTTTTCAAAAACGATGACAAAAATCGTTGACCCATTTAATTGGTCTCCAAAAGTATCTAAAAGTTGGTTTGGAAAATCAATGAAGGCAGTAAGTAAAGTCGTTGATCCGCTTAACATTGTTGATCCAATGTCAGTGCTGCCAACATCTGCTGCAATGGGTAAAAAGCCATATCAATTTGATACTACATATGGTGGTGCTGCACAAAAATGGCTCGGAATTAATCAGAAAAGCCCATACATTCCACCAAGAACAAAAATTACCCCATTAACTAATTCTGGCAATAATAATGTAATGATGTCAAATTTGCTTGAGCAACAGAAAAAAACAGACGCTCAATCACTTTCTACTATTAAAGATTCTTTTGCTGCTCAAAACGCTATGCAGCAATCAAATGTTGACGCAAATATGACCAGATCAACATCACAACCATTAGGGTTTCGCGCTCCAGTTAAAACGACTTTTACTCCAGCAAATACTTTTTCTGCACCAGATACTAAAGGGTTGACATTCGGTGGAGGTTAAACAACAATACAACAACAATGAAAGGAATATAATTATGGGAGGAGGACAACAAGGCCCAAGCAAGGGGCAAATTCAAGCGCAGCAAGATCAAGAACGAGCGATGATGGAGATGAATATGCAAATGCAACAGCAGCAAATGCAAATGCAACAAGATATGCTGAAAGCACAAATAGAAGCGGCTGAAAGACAGAGAATTGCCGCAGAAGAGGCGGCAAGGCAAGCGGCGATCCAATCGCAATCTTCAATGGCGCAACAAGCTGCACAACAAAATTTTCAGGATATTGACCAAAAGTTAACAGGCAAAAATACAATGCAAGAATTTGCCGATCAAAATGCAGCAAATGCATATGGTAAAAGCCTCACAACAGGTGCTGAAAATGTAACTGGCGATTTTGATTTTTCAAAAACAAAACAAAGAGCGTTACAACAACTCGGAGCGGCATCAGGAACTCTACCGCAGACAGATGCAAATTTATTGGCAAATATTTACGGGCTTAATCCAGCCGCAACTACTGCTGCTAACGCACTTAACAAAACGGGTGCTACGAAGCAACAAGGTCAATATATTATGCCAAATACATCAGGATTAACTTTTGGAGGAACTTAATTATGAAGTACAAAGTAATTGGTTTAGACGGCAAAACAAAAGTATTTTCAGACAATGAAAATCTTTATTTGCAAAAAACTCCTCAAGAAATATTTGCAGAGAAAAAACTGGCATATGACAGCAGTAAACCAGTTTCAAAGCCATTAAAAAGTAGTTTTGGTGTTAAAACAATTCCAGTTTTAAAAGTTGGTTCATCAGGATACAAGCAAGCAGTCAAGAAATTTACGCCAGAAGGGTTTTCTGCATACAAGAAAACTGATATTGATCCAAACAGAGTTACGCCAAAAGGATTTGAGCAAGGAACAAATTACAATAACTATAAACTACGGCAAAATGAAATAAAAAGTGATCAATTTGCAGAAAAAACAAGAATTGACTCATTAATCGAGCGTCAAAGGCAAGATGCAAGGCTTAAAGCGTCTGAAAATGAATTTGATGTTAAGGAAAAGTTAAATAAAACGCTTAATGCACCCGTTCAAAACCAAGGCGTACTACAACCAATTCCTTACATATCAAGTGGATCGTCTCCCGAAGTATACAGTAAAATAGCATATCAAGGTGGCAAACAAAAACAAACACCTACTTCAAACATTGTTACTCAAATGGGAGGCAACTCTGGGGCAATGACTGCGCCCTCGCCTTCTGGGAGTCAATCTAATCCTATTGTTCCACCCAACCCTCAAGTTTTAAATCAATTGAATAAAACTAATAATAGCGCAAATACATCGAATTTTCAAATGCCAAACACATCAGATTTAATATTCGGAGGAACATAATATTATGGGTGGAAGAAGTAAAAAAAGCAGCAATAGTAATCAGGGTAACAGCAACAGTTCTAACTCTGGCAGTTCATCTCAAGATAAGGCGCAGGCGTTTGCAAAGCAGCAAGCGGACGCATTAGCCGCGCAAAAAGCAGCAGAAGAAGCGGCAATTAAAGCAGCAGAAGAAGCTGCACGGCAACAAGCAATTGCGTCTCAATCCGCAAACGCTCGCTCGCTTGCTACTACTAATCAACAGGAGGTTGGAAATAAATTGGCTACAACGCTTAACACTCCAATGCAATCTGGCACTATGAACTACGGAGCGCAGGCGAGCGGATACAACCCTGCCGCAGCAAAACAACAACAGGTTACCTCGATGGGTGGCGGTGGCGCAACGCCTGCGCCTATGGCAGCACCCGGCGCGGCAATCGCAGCAAAGGTAAATGCTGATGCTGGCGGCACAAATGCCGTTCAAAACCGCTATACCATGCCCAGCACTGCTGGACTTACATTTGGAGGAAGTTAGTATGCCATCGATCACTTACACTCCTAAAGCCTCAAATCAATCTGCTGTTGTTAATCCAATTAAAAATAGTGGGAATGACCTGAAGTTTACAAAAGATGAGATGATGTCTTTTATCCAACAAAATCCTGAAGTATTAACAGAGGGATTTTGGAAAGGTAGAGTTGCGCTAACTGAAGGCGCGGTGCAGGGAGTTACTTCGGCATTGAGTGGTATGGGTGGAGCATTAACATCGAAACTTGGAGACGCGAAAAAAGTCGCAGATGCAACAAAGGCACATGATCGAGCGATGGAAATTGCAAGAATTCAAGCCGCGCCTTTTCAAAGACCAAGTACAAGCGGAATAACATTTACATAATTATGGTTAACGCATTTTCCTTTTCGTATACGCCAAAACCCTCGACCGCATTAGCGGCTATCACTCCGCTTAAATTGTTGGGAGAGGGACGGGAGTCATTGCGGTTCACGGCAAGTACTCCCATGGCTTTTATTAAACAAAACCCAGAGGTTGTAACAGAGGGATTTTGGAAAGGCAGGCAGGCTTTGACAGAAGGAATTGTTAAGGGTACGACTTCGGCATTAAGTGGGGTTGCTGGCGCATTGACATCAAAAGCGGCAGAGACAAAAGCCGATAACGATGCGATAACAGCACATACACGGGCAAAGGAAATCGCTAATATTAAAGCCGCGCCAACGGCGGCAGAAACTGCATATCAACAGCAACGAACTGATTTGCTGACACAACAAATTGCTTCAGCAAAAGAAAAAATAAAAGAATCAACCGAAGGTATAGATTCTACAGCAGTAGAACCGGGGGGAATTGATTTTAGCCGATTCCCGAATTTAAAAGAACCAATCCAAGAACTTCCGCCTCCTACGGCAACCCCAGTCACTACTCCTGCTCCAGTTGCGCCTGCTGGAGTTTCTGCGTTTGCTCCCGGTGATGCTGGAAGAGGATTATTCCAATTTGATCAAGGAACTGGAACTGATGCATTCGGGAATATGCCTCCGCGGCAATCAAGCATGGCATTTAATCTTGCGCCTATTCCGCAAACAGAAGCAATAGCAGCAGCACCTAATGCTGAATCTGTTACACAAACCGCTCCAAAATCCGTTTTTGGTCAAAGCACAAACGGACTTGTTCCTCTTCGTGAGACACTCAAAAAAACAGAAGCAATTTCAGGAACAGCACCTGTTTCCGCACCACCTCCTGCTCCTGTTTTATCTGAATTAAGATTGCCAGAATCAGCAGGAGAAATGACTCTTAATGATGATACAATTCAATTAATGCAAGTTTCTGGAGCAGAAGGAGTTCTCGCTCCAAAAACTGCCGCGAAACCACTTGAAGGAACTACTCCTCCTGCGGTTGAGCCTCAATTGCCAGGAGAACAACTTACCGCTACAACCCAACCAGCCGAATTAACAAAAGATCAATACGACGAGGTTAGATATCAGATTGAAAGTGAGTTAACTGGAAGACCATTTAAATCTCTTGCTGATGCTCGCAGAGCAACTCAAGTTTTAGAGCAAACACTTGGGGTAAAAGCACAGATTACAACTGAAAAAGGAGAAAAAGGCAGTCGCTTACATTATGTTGAAATTGTTGAAGATGCACCATCTCCAATGGAAAGAGTTCCTGAAGGAATGGTAATGAAGCAAGTCACAGATAAGGAAGGAGTACAAACTATGGTGCTTATTCCTAAAATGCCTGCCGAACAACAAATTAAATCTGTTGATGTTGCAATTAGTAGAGCAAAAACTTTAAAAACTGCCATTAATAAAATTCGTGGGATTGCTGGAGGGTTTAGTCCGGGAATAGGAGGGGCTTCTAATTTAATGAACAAACTCCCGATTTCTACAAATGCAAGTACTGTTCGTGCGCTTAACAATACAATTAAAGGAATTATTGGATTCCAAGAATTAGTAGATTTAAAAGCGCAAGGAGGCACTCTCGGTGCGTTGTCCGATGCAGAACTTAATATGTTAACTTCGCTTCAAGGAAGTTTAGATGTTGATAATTTAAACGCAGAAACTTATTTAGAAATGCTCACAGACATCGAGACAAAAACAAACGATGTCCAAAAGAAAATGGAAGCATATAAAAAAGAGTTGATGACTGCTGAAAAACCAACTAAATATCAACATATTCAAACTCCAGAAAATCGTGTTGAAATTAAAACGCAGGCAGAATTTAATGCATTAAAATCTGGACAAAAATTTATTTTTAACGGAAGACCGGGAACTAAATAATATGGCATGGCAACCACCTGAAGAGTCCTTTGACGATGCAAAAAAATCGCAATGGAGTCCACCAGAAGAATCTTTTGATGATGCAAAAAAACCAGAATGGACTCCACCTGAAGAATCTTTTGATGATAGTCCTACAAAAATTGAAGATGTAGATAAATTAAAAGAATTACAATCTACTGGTCAAAAACTTACAGATAAACAGCAAAGAATTCTTTTCAAAGCAGATGACGAACGCACTTTTCTTGACAAAGTATCTGGAGCGGCAGGAGCATTTATTCCAGCAGCAGCAGATATTATTGGGCAAACTGCATCAGGCGCAGTTGAATTAGCCAACAAAGCAGTTGTTCAACCTGCTGCCTTTGCGCTTTCTGGGGGGTACAATCGTTTAGATTCTGAAGAGGCAAAAAAAGTATTTAAAGAACGGGAAGAGGCAATTGGGTCTTTGGGAGTCGGTGCAGCAAGAGACATTGAAGAAACAGTAAATGCTGCTGTTCGTTTCGGGATGTTTGGCAGTGCCACAACTGACAAATTGCTTGGCAAAAGCGAAGGGGAACGCTTTCGAGCATGGCAGGATAGGCAGACCATGCGGCAGTTGGAAGCTCAAGAAGCAGAGCAAAATCCAGACCGAGTCGCCGCACTTCTTTCTCAAAATCCATTGATTCAGGGGTATGTAGAGTACGAGGCGAAGAAGATGGGTCTTTCGCCTGAAGAAGTTGAAAAAGTAAAACAAGACTACATCCAGACCATGCTGGATCAGGGTCTCACTAAAGACCAGATCAATGAAAAAGTGGCTACACTGGGAGAGTTTGTTTCTCCTGTGGCTATCCCCGGCGGGGGCAGATTGAGCGGAGCAGTTTTAAAACCTCTTTCCAAAGTAACCGCTCCAGTTTTCAACAAAACGACCGATCTTACAGCAAGGGGAATTTCAAAATTTGCTGGAGGTACAGAATTTGCAGCAAACAAGGTTCTTCAAGGCACTGAACTGCTCCAGACTGGTGCAAGAAAGATTGGCGAGTATGCAATCAATGATGCAGACACTTGGATAAAAGGCACTGTTAACACGGCAATCATGCCTGTTGTTGGCGTTGCTAAACCTGTTTCAGCAACTGCAAGAGTGATCAAAGACATCACCAAACAAGTTGATGTCGGTGGCACGGCAGGACGAATTGGCATGGTCGAGCGAGCGGGGCAGGCAGTGGACTCCAGTGACTTGACAAAAAGACTTTTTGGAGCGCAGGGGAAAGGTGGCGTTGCGCGAGCAAAGTTAGCCGACTGGGCGATTCGTCAATCAAATGCGTTGATTCAGTCCGGCGTAAATGCTGCGGCGTTGAATGTGGCAATGGGCTTGCCTGACATTGAGACCGCAGAAGACCTTGGGTTTGTATCTGGAACAGGTTTTGGCATTGGAAGTCTGGCGGGATCAAGGGCAATTGATCGAGTTTCAGGTCTTGTTGATCCTCGCACAACGATGGCGCAGAAGATCACCAATC